ACCTTTTCCAATAGAGCGGCCTTCACAAACTTTTTTCAGGAGGTGAGGTAGGTGGCAAGAATACCCAGCAAGGAAACAGTCAAGCGGGCAACAATAGCCGATATGAAAAAACTGGGGGTATATAAACCTGAGTATAACCGGCTTATTAGTATTTATGCCGAACTAGTTGAGCAGTATTGCCTCCTCACCAATGAATTTAAGCTTGGGGGTTACAGATGTGAGATCGAGACCGGTCAAGGCGGTGCCAAAAAAGCACCCATTGTTGCTACTCTTGAAGCGCTTCGAAAGGACATACTGGCATACTCTGACAGGTTATGTCTCAACCCGAAAGCATTAGAGGCAGTGACCGCTGAGAAGGCGGCACAATCCAAGTTGGCGCAGGCGTTACAGAGCCTTGAAAAAGAAACCTAAAAACCTCGACCTGGTAATGGAGTATGCCAGGAGCATTGTTGAAGGCCGGAAGGTGGCCTGTAAAGAACAAATTCAATGCTGCAAAAGATTCTTGGATGACCTGAAAAATCCGGAGTATGAATTCAACCCTAAAGATGCTGAATTTGTAATCGGTATTATCGAAAAAACCTTCGTTCACGACCAGGGGGAAAAATTAGACGGCTCACCGTTACGAGGTGAGCCGTTTTTATTGGAGCCTTGGCAGAAGTTCATCATTTACAACCTGGTGGGATTTTATCATAAGGGGACAAAGATTAGGCGCTTCAAGGAAGCGTTTATTTTTATCCCCAGAAAGAACGGAAAAACCCGGTTCGCAGCGGCCCTGGCTTGGGCGCTGGGGTTGCTGGAAAGACGGTCCGGTTCTAAGTGCTATATAGTCGGCGCTGCTCTGGAGCAATCACTTCAGAGCTTTAATTTTATCTTGTTCAACTTGGATCAATTAGGTGAGCGTGATAACTTCCGGGTCTTGGACAATAACCAGGAGCATAGTATCAGCGGCAACCTGGGCGACGGCTCAATCTATATCAAGGCCCTGGCTGCGAACCCTGACAGGCAGGATTCGCTTAACTGCAACATCGCCATAGCAGACGAGATCCATGCTTACAAGAAGCCGAAGCAGTACAACATCATCAAAGAGGCCATGAAGGCCTACACCAACAAGCTGATGATAGGGATCACCACGGCTGGCGATGATATGACTTCATTCTGCTACCAACGCTTGCAATACTGTAAGAAAATCCTGGACAAGACGGTAAAGGACGAGGCTTATTTCGTGTTCATCTGCAAGGCCGACCAGGATGACAACGGCGACGTAGATTATACAAACCCTGTTGAGCATGAAAAGGCTAACCCAAACTATGGAGTAACAATCCGACCGCAAGACATTATGAATGATGCGCTCCAGGCCCAGAACGACCCGCAACAGCGCAAAGACTTTCTGGCGAAGAGCCTCAATGTTTACACGGCGGCCATGAAGGCTTATTTCAATATCGAGGAATTTCGCAAGTCTGACCGGCAGTATACCTGGACGATTGAAGAACTTGCGAAACTGAAAATCGACTGGTTCGGTGGTGCTGATCTTTCGAAACTCCATGACTTAACTGCGGCGGCACTCTACGGGAACTACAAAGGAGTGGATATTGTTATTACTCACGGATGGTTCCCCATCGTGGCGGCAACAAGGAAAGCAGAAGAAGACAATATCCCGCTATTCGGCTGGAAAGACGATGGTTGGCTTGACATGTGTAACACGCCGACCGTGAACTACAGCGACATCGTAAACTGGTTCGTGAAAATGCGGAAGATGGGCTTCCGCATTAAGCAGGTAGGCTTCGACCGGAAGTTTGGACGAGAATTCTTCCTGGCGATGAAAAAGGCCGGGTTCAATATCGTCGATCAGCCTCAGTATTACTACAAGAAATCCGAGGGGTTCAGACGCATAGAGAAGATGGCTAAGGACGGAAAGTTCTACTACCTGCACTCCCAGGCCTTCGAGTATTGCGTGCAGAATGTTCGCGGAATCGAGAAGACCGACGACATGATCATGTACGAAAAAGTCATGCCCGAACAAAGGATAGACTTTTTCGATGCTGCGGTTTTTGCTGCAATCCGGATGCTTGAGAATTTCGAGAAATCATCCAAAGCCGAGGAATGGCTCAAGGGATAGGTGGTGAGGCGGTGGGATTCTTTGATCGTTTCAGACGCAAGCGGCAAACGAGGACTTGGTTGCTGTCAAACGACGCCTACGAAACGCTCTGTATCTCGGGATACACCCGATTGTCGGACAATCCCGAAGTGCGCACAGCGGCGCACAAGATAGCGGACCTCGTATCATCAATGACCATCCACCTGATGGAGAACACAGAGGACGGTGATGTGCGTGTAAAAAACGAACTCTCGCGCAAGGTGGATATAAATCCTTACTCATTGATGACCCGCAAGGCGTGGGTCTATTGGATAGTCTACACTATGCTCCTTGACGGCAAAGGTAATGCGGTAGTATATCCGAAAATGACGGCAGATGGATTAATTGACGATCTGGTACCGCTCAAGCCTTCTGGCGTTTCATTTATAGACGGACCTGATGGCTACAAGGTGCTGTACCAGGGCAAGAGCTACTCCTATGATGAGGTCCTGCATTTCATCATCAACCCGGACCCGGAGCGGCCCTGGATAGGCCGGGGCTATCAGGTAGTTTTAAAAGACATCGTGGAAAATCTGCGCCAGGCGACTAAGACCAAAAAAGGGTTTATGAGCGACAAATGGAAGCCGCCGCTCATTGTTGCCGTGGATGCCATGACGGAAGAGCTATCCAGCGCCGAGGGCAGGGATAAAATTCTCCAAAAGTATGTCAGCGAGACCGAGGGCGGCAAGCCCTGGGTTATCCCTGCGGAACTGGTCAAGGTGGAACAGGTCAAACCGCTTTCACTTCAGGATCTGGCACTCAACGATGCGGTGAATATCGACAAGCGGACCGTGGCCGGCATCTTCGGTGTGCCGGCTTTTCTTTTGGGCGTGGGTGATTTCAAGAAAGACGAATATAACACGTTTATCCGGTCAACCCTCATGCCTATTGCCCAGGGCATTGAGCAGGAACTTACAAGAAAATTACTTTTCAAGCCGGAATGGTATTTCCGGTTCAACCCCAGGGCTCTGTATGCTTACGACATCAAAGAGCTGTCTGACGTTGGAAGCAATATGTACGTTCGTGGTATTATGGCCGGTAATGAGGTCAGGGACTGGTTGGGTATGTCGCCAAAAGAGGGGTTGTCAGAATTGGTCATCCTGGAGAATTACATTCCCCGCGGAATGATTGGTGATCAAAAGAAACTCATTCAGGGAGGTGATGGCGATGGACAGGAAGATTAAGCAAACCCGAAGCCTGCAAACGGAGCTTACAACCAGGGCAGAGCCGGATAGCCAGGATATGTATATCGAAGGCTACTTTGCAGTATTCAACCGCGAGACGGAACTCTGGCCGGGTGCTTACGAGGAGATAGCACCAGAGGCCTTTGACGAAACCTTAAACAACGACATTAGGGCATTGATAAACCACGACACAACGTTGGTATTGGGCCGAAACAAAGCTAGGACCCTGGAGCTTAAAACAGATAGGTTCGGTCTTTGGGGCCGGGTGAAGATTAACCCGAATGACAGTGACGCAGTAAACCTTTATGAGAGGGTGAAGCGAGGGGATGTGGACCAATGCTCCTTTGGCTTCAACATCATAGAAGAGGAAACCGAGTGGCGGGATGACGGAACCGTCAAATGGCGACTGAAGAAAATAGACCTGCACGAAGTTAGTATTTGCACCTTTCCCGCCTACGAAGACACCGGGGTGCAAGCAAGAAAAGCAGAAGTTGAACAGCACCGGCAAAGGCTTCTTGAGGCCAAGAAAAATAAGTTAAGGGAGAGGATGAGAAGATGCTTAAACAACTGATGATTGCCAAAAAGATTGAGCAGCGTAAAGCTGCGTTGGCGGAGCTAGAAGAACAGGAGAGAGGCCTGCAAACCAGAGCAGAGCAAGTAGAGGCAGCATTGGCAGAGGCTCAAACCGATGAAGAAATTGCAGTAGTGGAGGAAGAAATAAGCAAGATAGAAACTGAAAAGGAAGAACTCAAACAAAAGAAGGCGGGCCTTGAGGCAGAAATTGCGGAGTTAGAGGGAGAGCTTGAACAGCTCAACAGCAAAGAACCTAAAAACAATCCTCCGGCTCAAAGCGCGGAGAGAAACCAATTTCAAGGGGGAGAGATACGAATGAAAAGAGGATTTTTCCAGGGCATAAACCGGGGCGAAGTTGAAAGCTTCATTAATCGCGAAGATGTTAAAGATTTTCTTACTCGTGTGCGGAGCATGATGGGTGAGAAGCGTGCTGTGACCGGTGCAGAACTGACGATTCCAGATGTAATGTTGGACCTACTTCGCGACAACCTGTACCGCTACAGTAAGCTCATTACCAAAGTCCGGGTCAAGACCGTAGGCGGGAAGGCACGCCAGAACATCACCGGTGCCGTTCCGGAAGGTGTATGGACTGAGGCAATTGGCAAGCTCAACGAGCTGGCGCTGTCCTTTAACCAGGTTGAGGTTGATGGATACAAAGTAGGTGGGTTCATTCCTATTCCCAATGCTATCCTTGAGGACAGTGACTTGAATCTCGCTAACGAGATTTTGGATGCACTTGGGCAGGCCATCGGGCTAGGCGTTGACAAGGCAATCCTCTACGGCACCGGCACCAAGATGCCTTTGGGTATCGCTACCAGGCTTGCCCAGACCCTACAGCCAACCGATTGGGGTGCAAATGCTCCGGCATGGACTAATCTGAGCACGACCAACTTGCTCAAGTTTGACCCAACTGGTATGACGCCGGAAGAGTTTTTCGCGACCCTAATACTCAACCTGGGCGTAGCAAAACCCAACTACAGCATCGGCGGGACCTTCTGGGCCATGAACCGCAAGACCAGGATGACGCTTCTGTCCAAAGCGATCACCTTCAACGCTGCCGGCGCGATTGTGGCCGGCATGAACGGGACGATGCCGGTCGAGGGCGGCGACATCGTGGAGCTGCCTTTCATTCCCGACAATGACATTATCGGAGGTTATGGAGAGCTGTATCTCCTGGCCGAAAGAGCAGGGGCGCAGCTGGCGGCTTCCGAACACGTCCGGTTCATTGAGGACCAGACCGTATTCAAGGGGACCGCTCGCTATGATGGCATGCCTGTGTTCGGCGAGGGGTTTATAATTGTCAATATCGCTAATATTGCACCGACTACCGCTGTAACTTTTGCTCCTGACGTTGCAAACCCTTAGACGCGTCCCTATCGGGGCTGACGATAGGGACGCTTGAGCTGGTCCCGACGTTTAGTCCGTCGGTGACAAGCTATACAGCCGAAACTACAAATGCGACGAACACAATCACAGCAACGGCGGCTAAACCTGGTGCAACTATAGCAATCAAAGTAAACGGTGTGGACCACGTAAACGGTACCGCGGCAACATGGAACTTAGGGGAGAATGTGGTTGAGATCACAGTCACCTACGGAACGACTCAGATGATCTATACAGTCACAGTGACCAAGACTGCTTAAAGTAGGTGATCATATGGACACAACGATGATCGTCTCACTAGTCAAAGAACGATTAGGTATAAAGTCAACGGTACGGGACACCTACCTGGCCGCTATCGTTGACGGCATATTAACAGAACTAGCGGACGAAAAGGGGTTGGTCCTTGATGGGGCCAACCTCTCTCATCTCATGTTTGTTGTTGATTATGCCACGTGGCGTTACCAGAGCCGGGATAGCGATGGCGCAATGCCTCGGCATCTCCAATACCGGCTGCATAATCTGATGATTCATGTCGGGGCGGCTAATCTTCGAGTCGACGCCGTGCTGGTTGTGGCCGAATTGCCACTTGAGCCCGCGGCCTATACCGTCTATATTCTCCCTGACGGCAGCAAGCAGATGTATATTGACGGGGCCTGGACACCGGTTGACCTAGTGGACGGGCAGTGGGTGGTGGTAACGTGACTTACGACCATGAACTGACCCTGATTAGTCAGACCATCACAGAGGATGAGATCGGCAACCAGGTGCCGGTCGAGACAGAAACCGTGATACTGTGCGGATTGAAGTCGATTGGCCGGTCGGAGTTTTATAACGCTGCCGTAACCGGTTTGAGGCCGGAGCTGATATTTGTCGTACATGGTTATGAATATAACGGGGAAAAGTTGGTGAAGTTTGGGGGAATCAGGTACAGGGTTATTCGCACTTATGCAACTGGATTTGAAGAGATAGAATTAACCTGCGAAAGGGTGGCCGCCGATGGCTAATATCTCAATCGACCAGCTTGCCAATGCCATTACTGAGGCGGTCCGGGAGTATACGGAAGATGTCTCTGCTGCCATTGAGAAGAAGGTTGACGAGGTGGCCGACCAAGTCCTACGGGAAACAAAGAATCTTGCACCGAAGCGCACCGGGGAATATGCCAAAACCTTTGTCAAAACTAAACAGGATGAATATGGCCGGATCCGGCGTGTCATCTGGAACCGGAAGCACTACCGGCGGGTCCATCTGCTCGAATTCGGCCATGCCAAGCGGGGTGGCGGCAGGGTTTCTGCTTATCCGCATCTACGGCCGG